AATGATATGCTCCCTCGCGATGAAGCCTCGGAACGTATACGGACCGGGGAATTGTCCGGTCATCAGCGCGTAGTAATCCACGCCTAGCGTTTTGACGCCCTTGCGCGAATCAACCAGCAGCTTGCCGCCATCATACTTCGTCGTCTTCACATCGATACGAATACCCGGCGGCGGAGGGATAACTGCGTCGTAGAGCGGGTGCGGAGGCTCACGATCCGTATCAATGTCAGGGTAAACATTGAATAGCTTACAGAAAGCAATCTCTCCGCATACGCCCTCAAGGTCCACAGTCGCAGGGTCGTCCGGGCTAATCTTCAAATTCGTAGTGTTGAAATGACGATTATTGCCGTTGCGATTCTTGGCTACGAAGTGGGCCAACTTCCTCTCTGCTTGATTGAGAGAAATAACTTGACCAATTTTAATTTTACTTAACATGGTCAAAAAGGCGGAAAATTTTTGAGGGGGGTATCGTAAACGAAGCCGTCCCGCAAAGGGGGTGCCACCCTCTACGTCAATAATCATGCCAAGTCTAGGAAAAAGCATCCTTTTCTCCCATCAGTTTAACTTATCCTGACAATAAGTTCCCCACCGTCGCACAATACTAGTTATCTTCACTTCAAACGGGAGCGTTTGAGACTTGAACCTCAGCGAACCGGTCCGGCATCGATCCAAGCAGGTTTATCGATACGCTGGCTGATTCACCAGCCTCGCTCCAACCGAACACCAGCGCCGAACGCTTCGCAACGCTCCCAAGGATTTGCTCCCGTGTTGATTCGTCTTTAATCCCATCTAGGTCGTAACTCTCGATCCTTTCCAACGTAGAGGCTGCGTCAGCCGCTAGTTTCGAACGCACCAAAGCGGAGAGGCTTTCTAGGGATTGACTTTCTTTAGAGGAAACTATGTCACGCATTCCCTTCCTGAACTTCGTCCAATCATCCCGTGATGCCTTAGACTGCAGAGTTGACTGAACTATTCCCGTTTCGTCTGAAATCGCCTTCCAGCTCTTTCCAGCCAAATAAAGAGCTTTCGCCTTTTCCCATGCCTTCCCTTTCATGCCAAGTACCTTGCAAGCCTAGGTAGCCTTTCGCAAGGCGAGTTTTCCCTCGTTTCCCCCCTCTCAAAATTTCAATTTTCGCGTCGCCAGTGGTTCCCCTCTCAAAAATTTTCCCCCGTTTTCCCCAATGAATCCGCACCTTTCCACTCTCTCTCAAAATAAATTTGTTTTTTTCTTTGACTCTTTCCACCTTCTCCCCTAGTCTGTCCTCAGCAATGAAATCCGCGCTTCAAAAAACTCTGTCCGTCGCGGCCATGGCCGCGATTTACGCCGTCCTAGGCTTCGCGTTCTATTGGTTTTTCTTCGCCTCCCAACTCTAACCCCCACGCATCCATCCCAATGAAAGTCCTAGAATACCTTCGCCCCCGTTCCTTTGAAGACCCTTTCATCTTGTCCGGTGAAAAGTGGCAATACGTCACCGTACGCCGCGCAGACGGCCATGAAGACATTGGAGTCTATCGCTTCTCAACTGACTTGTGTCACGATTATTTAGACTTCCGAAAGCTATTCAATCTCGCCTGATTCCCCGCGTCGCTTCATTCGAAAGAGTGAGGCGCAGCGGTGAATTAGCACCAAATCAAATCAAATCCCATCCCATGAAAGAAACCTTTTCAGAATTCTGCATTCGAATCGATAGAACTCCCCGTGTTCGGAACGAAGGAAAACCCCACGAATGCGTCGCAATCCTTCCGTTTCCCGATTCGGAACGTTGGGCCGCTTTTCACCTATCAGATTACTACGTTTCCGCCTCCGTCTCCGGTCCTTGCCTAGAGTTTCGTCCCATCCCCGTAGCAAAGTAAATCCCATCCCATCCCATCCCATCCCATGAACACGACAATCAAATCCGCTCCCCGTTTCCGCTCCCCGTCAATTGCAGCAATCGAATCAGAATTCCCCGGCAAGGGAAAACTGGCGAAGGCTATTTTCCGAATGCGCCGTTCCGAATTGGAATCGCTCCCCGCAGGATTGGCGCGCATTCGTGAATGCTATCATGCGCCGTCAACTTCCGACGTGCGCCTTCACTGTTTGGACGCATTGCTTGGGACATTCGGCATCGAAGCTTTCCAAACTAGGAACGGAACATGGGTTGAATATCTCAACACGGGGGACACTTATGCGCCGACGATTGTCCGAATGAATGGACACTATCGAATCGCTTCATGGGGTGACATTGCCGAATCGCAAGGTTCACTTTGATTCCCCGCGCTTCTCCATTGGTAACGGTGGGGAATGGCGGCGAATCAATCCCGATTCCCGAATCCAAAATCAATCAATCCATGAAGCAAACAGTTACAGAATTCCAATTCGTCGAAGCCTTCCGCCATGCCGGACGCGAATCCCAGTTTAGCGTCCCCGCTCGCCGCGCTTTATTTGCGCATTTAGAAGACTACGAAAGGGAAACCTGCTTTGAGCTAGAACTTGATCCGATCGGGATTTGCTGCGAATTCGCCGAATATCCCTGCGCGCTTGAGGCTGCGAAAGTCTACGGGCTGGAATTGCGCGGGGGCGACGAAGAATCGCGCGCGCTTGATTGGCTCCGCGAGAAAACCCAAGTCGTCGAATTCGAAGGCGGAATCGTCATTCAACAGTTTTAATTTATCCCCGCGCATCCAATGAAAACGACAGCAATCGTCCGCGATTTATCGGATCAATTTTGGAATGGTTTTGGCGATTCCATCCCTTCGTTTCTCGCGCAATCGCCACGCGAGAAGCTGAAAACCATAGAAAAGCTATCCGCAGACATGCCTCGAAACGTGACATTGAAAGTCGGCAATGGGGCATTCCGTGAAATGGTAGAATGGAATCAGCTTATGCGCGGTAATCTGGACGCAATGACAGCGACGATTGAACCGCGCCGTGGCTATAAACTGATTACCTTTGAACTAAACCGCTGATTCCCCGCGCACTTATGAAATACTACGTCATGCAAACCGCCCTCGCGAGCGGCTCCAAGCCTCAACTGGTCCAATGGGCGAAAACCCAATCGGACGCGATAGCCTACGCGCAAAATCAAATCGCCCTATGGCGCGAGACTGGCGTTCTAAATCCCCCGCGTTACGAGGTTCATTATTCCGGCCTGCGCGGCTCCGCCCTCTGGTCAAGTCTCGATTGAATGACCCATCCTAAGCGCGCCATGCCGCAAGCGTGACGCGAAAGGGTAGGCCATTCTATCCGCTAACAACTCCGCATCCAATGAAACTAACCATCGACAAAATAGGGCATTTAATCGTCGCACGAGACGAATCTGGCAACGTAATCGCAATGGCAAACCCGTATTGCAACCCGTCCGCGCTTGCGCAGGTAATCCTATCTGCGCGCATGACCGGCGGAGAAATCGACTGGGACGAAATCCAAATTGCCAAGCCTGAATCATTCACCCTCACCGCCTAACCCAATGAAATCCCAGCATACCCCCGGTCCTTGGATTGAAACGCCCACGACAGGCAACCCAAGCAAACCATACACCGTCCGAATGGACGTTGTAACAACCTCAGGCGAATGGAATCCGGCATTTGTCGCTGGCGACATATTGCCAAGTGACGCCCGCCTCATAGCCTCCGCGCCTGAGTTATTGGAAATCATCCGCGCCTTGCTGCCCCACGCATCGAATGAATGGGAGCGACTAGACGATTTGGTCCACCGTGGAAGTCGCGAAAGCGAGAATGCCGCGAGGGAATTGGACAACCTAATCGACCGCTCAAACGAAATCCTTGCCAAGATCGGAGGCACAAAGTGAGCCACACTCCCGGCCCTTGGCTTGTCGATTATCAGCCCGACAAATTCGATTCGATTCACTCAAAACTGAGCATAATCGACGGCTCAGAAGCGTCCCTAAGCCACACTTACGGATCTTTGACGCTCGCGACGATCAATGTCCGCGCCTTCGCGCCTCACATGGACGAACCGCTTGCCAACGCTCGCCTAATCGCATCCGCGCCTGACTTACTGGCCGCTCTCGAATTGATTTACTCGAACGCTGGAGAGTCGCCCGAATGGATTCGCTCGCGCATTGGTCCGGTAATCCAGAAGGCGAAAGGTCAGTTTTGAATCCCTACACCCCCGGCCCTTGGCGGGTCGATCATTCCGGTCCTTGCCATATTGGCATAATCGACGAAAACGAGCGAACGATTGCCTTTTGCGCGCTGCAAAGTGAGGACGCTGGCGAAGACGAATCGAATTCCTGCCTCATCTCCTCCGCTCCCGATCTTCTCGCCGCTCTGGAACGCCTCGCGCATCCTATGGCTGACGATGACGATCTGGACTACGCTCGCGAAATCATCGCCAAGGCGAAAGGTTTGCAATGAGTACGATTGAGATTTT